ACTCTCATCTGGAAGAAATATATTGGTGATCTGCTCTATAACATTCTTAATTTTTGAATCCAATATTTTGTTAACTGGAACCTTTGCTAAATCAAGGGTAAACTCCTCTGTCTTTTGATCATATCTAATTTGTATAGAAATAGAATTTCCGTTTTCAAAAGTATACGGTATAAATACTATATTATTTCTAGTATCTACTGTAATACCTAAATTTTCAGCAAGTGTCTTATAGACTTGAGGATTATTCTTTAGGAAATTAATATTATTTGTGATTCTTCTATTTAATACAACTGCTGAACTGTCAATAAGACGCTCAGTTGGAATAGATTGCTGAATCTCTGTATGGTCCTTATTTCAAGCCTGTGTGTATTCAATATAAGAAGCCCTAACTGTGTTTAAAGCTTGATATCTAAACAAATCCTCCAGGGACTTTGGCATTTTATTTGAAAAAATGTGTTTTTGAATACCACGAACCGTGTCAGCAATTACATAGTTACTTCTAGTAGTATCGTTTAAATACTCTGTGATAAGCCTATTTCAGTTTGCATCAATTCCTTTTGCAATTTCATCATATGGATTAAACCCTTGTTGTCTTATCGTATTTCAAGCTCAATCAGAGATAGTTTCCATTGCAACTTTAAACCCGTCTCCAATTTTAACACCAGTGTCTTGGTTATTTTTATCAACACAGCTTAACTCATTAAGAAGAAGTTTCACGAGAGGGCTAGTATATTCATCTATATCAGCATCCTCTTTTCCGTAGCGTTGATCATATTTAATTTTTTCTCCAACGTACTCGTATCTATCTCTGCTGATAACATCATCATTCTGATATTGCTCCTTAACCCTAACTATGCCTAATTCTTTTAAGAGTTTGTCAAAATTGTATAAAGTTACATAAGTCCGATAATCACTTTTATTTATACCTTTTCCATCATTTAAAATTAAGTCTTTGGTATAGATATTATTAAAATTGGATAAAACAGTTGATATAACCCTTTTTAGATCTTCTGGCAAAATATTTGAATCTACTTCTATATTAGGCATTCCATCAACCTTCAGAAGAGTCTTTATTAGATCCAGACGGTATTCTAGTAATCTATCATTTACTAAAGTACCGTGTTGAGTAGGTGAGTTTGGGTCACCTACTCCAACACCAGTACTAGAGTTATAAATTAAATCATTAATTATTCTAGAATTGAACTCATTAACTACGGCTTTATACTCTGGGTCGTTTGTTCCTTTGCTGAAGAATCCAGCAGTTGCTCTATCTAAAGTTTCCTTATAGAAATCATCTGAATTGATTTCTTTTTCAGAATCTTCTTCTGCTTTGATTAAATCCTCCTGCTGAGAGTTATCGCTAACCACAAAATTACTTGTAAATGTTCCCGAAGTTACAGCTTCAAAAATTGCATCGACTACTCCAGGCTTGTAACCAAACTGGGATCCAAGTAAATCTCTAAACCTAGTTAAATCATTCTGAGTTTTTCTTCACAAGTATTTTATCTCCGAAAAATCTCTAGAATTATAATCATTATTTCCACAATTCATGTTATTTAACTTTATAAACTACATTCTTCTTTTAATGCCATTTGAAGTTCGTGGATTTGGTCATCCAGTTCCTCAGGTAAGGTACTTCTATATAAATCAATATTTTCGTTAAGTTCGTCTGATATATCCGTGCCATTTTTGATAGCATCGAAATAATCAACAAAGTTTTGAATAATATTGTCGTCAAATTCTACAAATGGCTTAATTTTTTCAATTAATTCGGATATACGACTATCTTGAACTTCTGGGTTTGAAGTTGTTTCTTTTAAAACCCATCCATTATTAGTTTTTTCTATATAGAAATTAGTATATTCCGCAGTATCTCCATCTAATGTTACAGAAACTTTAAATCTGTATAAGTTTTGATTTAAGTCCGAGTTTCCAATAATTTCTAATGATGTGATTTCTGAACTTTGTAATTTCTGGGCCTCCATAAATACATTTCCGGGCAATACTGTTGGATCATACTCTTTAATAAGCTGAGTTCCATCCTCGGAAATTCTGTATTTGTATACATCTTTTCCTAAGTATTTACGTTCTTCTAGAAGTTCATTTATCCAGCCAACAATTTCTTCAGAATTAAACATTTCTTCTAATCCCGAATCAAGTTCAGTGTCTGCTATAAAGTTCAAACCTCTTAAGGTTGCCTTTATATTATCTTTTAATTGTGTAACTTGTCTTAAATCATTTTCTTTATAAGAAACAAAGTTACTTAAAAAATCTGAATTTTGGCTTAAGTCTACAACAGATCCATTAGATAAAGTAATAGAATTTGAAGCAGAATTAAAGATAATAGGAGTTATAACTCCATCCTTAAATATAGTAAAGCTATTTCCTGCATTTGTAGATTTTACAAAAAGTAACCCGGAATCAGTATTAGCTAAGGCAAAACCTCTATTATAAGTATTCTGTGATATATATTTAGCTAATAATTGATCATTAACAGAGCCCTTTGCATAAAATCCAATATTATTATTATATCTAAAGAAGTATCCCTTATCATTTGTTCCTATAATTTCTGCATCAATTAACTCACCTGATCTAAATTTAACTCTTAGATTATCCCCAACTAGCACAAAATCCATGTTCCCATTAATTCCTATTATGGCGTTTGTTTGTTCTGTAAACTTACTAAAAATTTCAACATTTTGATCAAAGGAATCGGTTAATTGGAGTGTTGTAATTAAGGATTCATCATTAGGATCAAGATATAAACTAATAGTTCTATTTGGGTTTATTGATACTACTTTATATCGACTTCTAGTTAGCTTTTGTTTAGACTCTTCAGTTACATATCTTTCGAGTCAGTCCCTTGATACAAAGGCATCTCCAGCAAATCTAATAGAGCCTTCTGAATCTACAGTATATTCGTTAGTGCTACTCTGTATTGCATTGCCGTTTAGAATTCTGTTCTCTGGTCTTAAATCAGGAAGGATACCTCCCTTAGGATTATCCAAAGTAATTTCATAAATTCTAGAGAAGATAAAACAGTCATCTGTAACAAAGTTTCATGTGTCTTGTGGTGTAGTCAGTGCCCAAAATGCATCCTGTTCTCCAGAGGCACTATTCAAGAACTCATCTGCGGCTATATTTAGATAAATTCCATGTCTAAATTCACTTGACTTATTAAGTTCTTCTCCAAACAGATTTTGCAACTCAGAGTTATTTCCAAACACATTTAATAATGATTCTATATTATAATCATAAATATAAAATTTGTCGTCCTCTCCGATACCTCCACGTGAATAGTCAACAGTGACTAAACCTTTTTCATATGTCTGATTAAAATATTCTGAATCAGGAGTATCATTTACAAAATATAATGTTTTAAAGTTACTTAGATTTAATAGCTTATCTATAATACTTGAATAAATTTCACTTGTGGAATCATTTATATTATAACTAAACTCAAAACTATTATCGTCTGTAACTGAAGTTCCCTGATATGGATTACCTGTTTGAGGATCAATACAAACTAGTCGCTTGGTTTCTTTATCGTACTTTAAATAAGCAACGTGCTTTATAGCCTCTTTATTACTATCTGTGAAGAAATAGACTCTAAAGATAGGTGTTCCTTTTGCTATAAACTGTGCTATAGGAGAAGTCTCCAATGAAGTATCTCCCAGAACTTTATTATAGATGTCAATAAATTTTCTTCTTGGATCTCCAACTAATAGTTTTAAGGATGTCTTTTGTTCGTTCTCTTCAGATATATTTCCTTCCACTTTAACAGGTTTATAGTAAGGTTTATATTCCGATAGACCGAAATAAGCTTTTATCTTTTCGATAGCTTCTTTTACTTCTCCATCCTTATCACTAAAGTTAGCTGTTCATAACCAATTTCCGATTTCAAATAGTTTATCTAATGTAACGCGATTAGAAGAACCTCTTATGCGAAGTTTAGAGTTAATATCATAATACTCTTGAACAATATCGTCAGATATAGTGGGTTTCAGAAAATCCTTAGTTTCTTGACCTATAGAAGTCTCCAAACTTCTATTTAAATATCCATAAATGCTATAAGTTCTACCTTTTCCAAATCCTCTTAATCCTTGTCTTGTAGAATATTGTGTAGGATTTTTTAAGAATATTGCACATTTTGGAGCTATAGAAACTTTTCATCTAGAAATCTTACTTGGATCTATAAATTGTTCTCCAGAAGATGATATAAATGCATGATCTACTGCTAATTTAGATTCAAATGTATCATATAATCCTTCATAACTTCCATTTACTATTGTGAATGGCACTGCAAATTCATGTGCACCTGTTGCGTCATTAAATGTAAATAGGTAGTATATCAAAGAGCGATTGCCATCAAGAGGGGTTGCATAATAACTTCCACTCTTAGTCTCTAGAGACTCTGCAATAGCATCTCTAAGAATATTGAGTCTATTATTTTTCGTATCACCTACTACTGATTTCACATAATCACGAATATTAGGATTTGTACTCGGATCAAAGTTTAAAATAGCAGAAGACGTATAAGCAATAAAATCTCTATACTCCTCAACATCACTCTCTGTGGTTCTATTCGTACGTTTTATCAAAGCTCTTCCCAATGTAGTTGGGTCTGTTATACTTAACCACTTGACAAAAACTTCGCCATCAGCATCATTTTCAGTAGTGGAGATAAAATCATCATTTCCATTACTTCTAGTCTGTCTTTGCTGTAGGGCCTCAACATCCTTATGGTTTTTCTTTTTGTCTTCGTTCAGTAAAGTGGCTCTTGTTGAATCTTTAACAAGCTTATCCTGATCAATTTCCAAAGGTGGTTCTGGCTCAAAGCGTCTCTTTACCTCCGGCTTTGGAGTTGGTTGTTCTAATGTCGGAGGAGTAGTCGTAGTTGTCGAAGTTTGTTCAGGTTCTTTTACAGAGTCTAACAACTTCATTCTCCACTCTCTATAAGTATTATAGATTTGATTTTGAATTTCATCATCCTCTGATGATAATAGATTGCCAGCACTTATTGTTGGTTCTGCAGAAGAATAGATTCCAAGTAATTTAGATTTCTCAGTAAAGAATGTAGCATTTCTAGCTCTTGACATGAGAGTGTAAAATTCTTTCGCTGACAAGAAGGTTGAATCTGCATTTAATTTAACATCGGAAATAACATAATCAAATTCTCCACCCTGTGCCTCTGTCTTAGTGTAAACTCCGATTCGTTTATCATCACGATAGTTAATATAGTTTGCCTTATCTTCCTCTTCGTTTACAATAATGGCAATTTCTGGAACTTTCGAACCTTCATTATGTTTCTTTACATATCGTTTCAGCTTCTCTATGGTATCCTTTATCTGCTCAGAAGTAATAAACTTATCGCCATAAAATGCTTGTCCACTATCAAACCAAGATAACTCTATTGGACCAGTAAACAGTTCAGTTGTCTTTGAATTTGTGTCGGTTAGTTCAAATGCTCTATTTTTATAAAATTCTTCTTGAACTAAGGATAATCTATTAAAGATTTTTGCTGTATTTTCAGCTTTGCCCTGATTTGTTTCTCTGAATGAACTTAGAAGTCTAAAACTACTATTAAATAAAGTATTCGTAATACTAACCTCATTATTATCTTCAAAAGCCGAAATCTGATTTAAATCCCCAAGGCCAAGTAAAATAACTTCGTATCCATTTCGTTTTACATGATCAATATATTGGGATAATCTTAATAATCTTCCCTCAGACAACAATGGTAATTCATCAAATGTTATAATAACTCTTTTAACATTCCTCGTAGTAAGCGGTGTTAAATCAGGCTTTGACTTAAATTCCGATAATACCTGATGTGATGTACTAGAATCAAACTTGATAGTCCCTTTTTCTTCAGAAATGTTATTTTCTAATTCATCAAATGTTATTGCAGTATCCACTTCCTCTATAGATTCAGCTAATTTCTTAGCCTGCTCCTGTTTTATAGATACTGAGATAAATTGCGTATCTGTATCGTTTCCGTCAATTAAGCGAATAAGTTTTTTTACTGTATTAGCAATAACAGCAGTCTTTCCACTTCCTGGAACTCCGTTTACAAATAAAAAGTTTTTGATAGCTTTTGACTCCTTTAGGAAATCATCACTTGATTCAGAAGCTAAACCTTCTAAAGCTTCAGTTCCAATATTATACAGTGATGGATTATATATAAATGATAATACATCTCTGATAATAAGTTCTTGAGAATAGAATGGAACAAACTTAGAATCCTTCATTACAGCTTTATACTTCGAAAGTACATCTGACGCCTTTGTTAATAAATTTAACAAAAGATAACGATACATTCCGTATGGAGTCACTCTAGACTCTACTTCTGAAGATAAAGTGCCAGAATCAGTATTTATAAAACTAGAATCATTATTAACAAATACTTTAGTTATATTCTTGATAAGGTTATTTTTATCTGCTTCTGAAAGTGCGTTAAATTTCTCATATAGAGCATCCTCAAAACTAATTCTAGCTGAATCAAATTTAGCAAAATCCTCTTCAGTAGAAATATTATTTAAATCAACATCATCAAAAAGTTCATCCTTTAGTTTCTCAAAGTAATCTTCTGAACCAAATAACTTAGCTAAATCAGAAATTAATTTCTTACTTTCATCTGGTGGATTAACAAAGAATTTAACACGTTTAACGGTATCAAGTTTCATTATCTGTTGTTGCTCTATCAAACGTTTCTCTAAATTAGCTCCTCCAAGTGTTTGCAGATAAGATATCTGACTTTGTACATACTGAATATCCTTAAGTAAGAACTGCTTTGTCTGTTCAGAAATTTCTGCCAGTTTTTCTTTTCCATCTCTGAAGCGATTAACTTGGGAGTTCAAGTTGCTCTGCGCACTATCAATTATGGCAGTATATAAATTTAATAAAATCTGCGCATCTTCTAATGCAGCTTTCATTGATGTATTCAGTTGATAAGAATCTACTCCAGATGCAAGTACATCTCTCTGATTACTAAGTAAATCAATAATTTTATTAGTTCCTCCAGTTAGTTGAACGGATAATTTATTTAAAAACTCTAAAGTAGGAGTTACTGGCATTTGATTGATTTCATTGACAATTTCTTCTATAAAATCAATAAACTTATCATCCTGACCAAATGCTATTTCGTTAAGAAGTGACTTAGCATCATACGACTTATTTACAGCAGGAGATGCATTAAAATACTTGTTTGCAATTTCAAAATTAATTTCCTTATCCAAAAAATTCACAAGTTCTTGATACTTCTTAAGTCCTTGTTCTGGATTAGTTTTTAATAATGAAATCATTCCTTCCACTTGATCAATAAACTTAGACCTTCCATCTTCAGTCTCTAGAGAACCAATAGCTCCTCCAAATTCTTCAGCCAGTTCCTCTAAATTATCTTCTGGACCAGCATCTGGAAAAACAATACTAACATCCGCTTCAGAACCTGCATTAGCTATGCTGTTAAGATACTGTCTATTTGCAATAAGTCTAGACCTTCTCAAAAATTCGAGTAAGTAATCAGATGCTACTTCTCTGGATGGCATAAGGATTTTATTATCCTTTAAGTACTTATAATAATTTCTTACTTGATTTTTTGCCAGCTCTACAGTTTCTCCATTATTAAAATATTCTTGGTTTTCACCAAGCTGAGTAAAATCATTATCGAATACTGTTGAGAATGAACTTCAATCAAAAACCTGATTTAAATGTAAACTTGGGTTTAATTGCTCATAGAATTTAATCTCATCATTTATAGCCTGAGCACCCATTGTGGAAACTAGGTATTCTGGAGAAGATTCAAATTCCGGATCCTTAGCAAGTTGCTCGTCAAGTTTTTTGTAAATATTGGCAACATTGGTTTTCAAATTGGATATATACTCACCTACTGTAGTAAAATTATGGAATGGATCGATTTTAAAATCTTTTAAGAAGCTATCCATATCCATTATATCCTTTGCATGTGATTCACTTAAAGTTTTATGAAAATCCCATACTTTTCAGAAGGATTTTTCATTACGAGTCATAAAATCCTTGAACGAATCATCAATATACTTTTTAATTTGAGAATCGGAGTCTAATGAAGAGTAATCAACACCAAATTTCTTTTCTGCATAATTATTAATTGTAGTAATAGCCTTAGTTTTTCCATTTTCTTCTGCGTTGCCAAGAAGATTCATGTAATACATAATTGGGGAATCCTCTAGCATCATATGAGCATAGCCAACATAACTATCAGCATTATTACCTTCAACTATATCATTATACTGTTTCTTAAGTACATCTCGTCTCTCAGTAAGAAATTTATAGTAATCGTCTTTTTTAAGAGCATCTTGAACTTTTGATAAATCTGTCTTTATATTGAGGGCTTCGGCACTCTTATTTTCATAAGATCTGATGTCGAGATCTAATTGAAAGATTTGTTCTCCAAGTCGTTGTGCATCTGCAATTACAGTATCTAATAGACCCATTGAATACAGAGTGTCTACAATAATGTCAGGTTGATTTTTTTGCCAATACTCTGCCGTAGACATTCCAGATTCTTTAATTTTATCCTGCAGTTCTTTACTTGTTAAAGCAGTGTATACTAAGTTTTTACTATCTCTAACAAGCCCTTCTTCGTTTAATGTATTATATGTCGTGTTAACTAAAGTAAGAAGCATATTGCGAATAGCTAATGCTTGATTATCACTTCCAGTGCCTTGACTATAAAATCGGATATTTCCTCCATTTGTGTTTTTTGGATCTTTTCCGATTTCATAATTTGTAGCAGACAGGTTTTTATTTCCTGTATTACCTCTCTTATACATTTTCTCGATAGTTCTTGTATATCTATCAAGATTATCTGGATTTTGTAAGTCATAAGCCATTCTTTGAAAAGCAGGCATTTTATAGAGTCTTCTAATCTCTGGCTTTGTGATTAAGTCAATTTGATTAAATAACTCAAATGTTGCTCCCCCGATTGCTCCACCAACGAACGAAGTTGCATAACGCTGCAACATTTCTTCTGGAGACATTCCAAAATCAATTGTAGCATTATCCTCAGAAACATTAAAACCAAGTGCTTCAAGACCTTTTCCGAAACCTTTAACAATGTCTTGCATTGCTTCCTCCATAGTTTCCTCAATACCTTCATTCATTGCTCTACTGAAGAAAGCATTTTCAACTCCCCCTGCACGGCCTACTGGTAATTTTTTAGCAAGTTGTCTTGCACCTTTTACAGCATCTGCAAACCATTTAGCTACATCTGAATCACTTGTAGCTAGTTTGTCCATAAAACCACCAGGTTTAAAAGTAACCTTATTTAAATCAGAACCAAATTGTTTTTGAGCAGTTTCAAGACTAATTTGAGAAAGATTACGACGTATAGCTTGATCTTCGTCAAGTAAGGAACCTTCAAAGAGTTTATCTTTAAAATATCCTGTATTCATAAGGCCCCAGAATCCAGCAGTAGTTGCCATCATTCCAAGCCCAGCTAACCAATCACTAGCTCCAGCTTCCTTGAACGCACCGTAGGTATCAGCAGCAGAAGTTAATGCCATATAACCTAATGATAGATTTTGGCCAAGTTTAGTTGGAAGCTTATTTGCTTTTTGTAATTGTGCTAACTTAAC